CTACCGGGGGATGCTTAAAGGACTGCCTGATCTTGGCTGGCTTGACATCGAGAGCCGCAAAGAAAAATACAGCAACCCTGTTGTCTTCCTCGCCGCAGTTGATCTCCAAGAATCCAAGTATATGGAGCGCCTGGGCAGAAAAGACAGTCCGCTGCAAGAGCGCAAAAAGAGTTTGTTTTACAAAATGTATGCAATACTTTACATGGAAAACAATTGCCAGCCTATTACAGCAGACCTGGTTCACACGTGGCTAGCAGCCATGCCTTCCATGCCGGGCGAATGCATGTAAGCCTAAGAGGGGGGAGGTGAAAACCTCCCTATTAAGAACATGTCAAAATACGTATTCGATATCGAAACGAATGGCTATCTCTGGATTTTTGATCGCTGCTGGATAGTTTACCTTCAAGACATTGACACAAAAGAAAAATTTTACTATCTTGAAGGCGATGAAGGCTGGCGTGAGAAGCTCGGCAAGGCTGAGGTTGTTATCGGCCACAATATAATTGGCTTCGACCTGCTAGTGTTGAAGCGACATTTTGATTTTGACTTGCCTCATAGCTGCAGAATACACGACACCCTGCTCATGAGCCAAGTGTTAAATTACAAGCGTTTTGGGGATGCCGGCCATTCTCTTAAAGTTTGGGGTTTATACTTTGAGTACGACAAGCTTGACTTTGAAGATTTTCACGAGTACTCGGAAGAAATGTTGCTGTACTGCGAAAGAGACGTAGACTTGAACTTAAAAGTTTATAACTATTTGCTTGAAGAGTTTACAGGCCTGGCCAGTGAAAATGCCAACGTAGTTCATTATCTTCAGGCAGAACATGCAATTTCAAGTTGGTGCGCAGAGGCAGAATGGTACGGATGGCCTTTTGATGAAGAATCCGCAAAAGTCTTGTTTGCGGAGATGACAGACAAAATTGCGAGCACAACAGAACTCTTGGAATCAAAGCTCGGTATCAAGACAGTTGCCGTCGATGCTTGCAAGGGCGAAGTACCCGCAAAAGAGCCTAAATGGAAAAAGAACGGCGATTACAATCAGCACACCGCAAACTGGTTTCGAATTGATCCCGAAGAGGGGCAGGAAGATGCAGGACGATTAGTTGACGGTTCTTATAGTCGTGTTGAGTTTCATCACCTCAAGCTGAGCTCCGTCGCCGACGTCAAAATATTCCTCTTCAGAGAAGGCTGGGTGCCAACACAGTACAATTCAAAGCAAAACCCAGTGACGTTTGAGAAAGTCCGAACAACTCCAAAAATCACCGACGATTCTCTGGAGTTTCTTGGCGGCGACGGCAAGTTGTATTCTGAATATCGCACTATCAGATCACGTCACAGCATCCTCAATACTTGGCTTGAAAACATAGGCGGAGACGGCTGTTTGCGCGGTTCCTGCTTCACCCTTGGCACCCCCAGTATGAGAGCCCGTCACAAGATTGTTGTAAATGTACCTTCCAGCGACTCTCTTTACGGCCCTGAAATGCGTTCTCTGTTTAAAGCCGACAAGGGCTGGAAAGTAGTTGGCTGTGATTCTTCAGGCAACCAAGCAAGGGGCCTTGCGCATTACTTGAATAATGACGAATTTACTCGAATTTTACTACACGAGGACATTCATACTTATAATGCGAGTAAGCTAGAAGAAGTGCTGGGGAGCATGGGCATTGACTGGGATCAGTACCTTGTGATGCAAGGTGCAAAGGCTGACGCAGAACACAGTCTTGAAGAAGTCCTCGCCGGAAAGAAAAGAAGTGCTGCAAAGCGTATTCTCTATGCTTTCCTTTTCGGGGCCTCTGGCGGAAAACTCTGGGGTTACATTTTTGGCGTACAGAAAGACAAACAAGGCAACACACTCAAGAAAGGCTTTACCGCAGCCGTCCCAGGGTTTAAAGCTTTGCTGGAGAAGCTGGCGAAAGTTTATCGGGCGACGTCAACAAGAGGTAACAATAATGGATACATTCCCTCGATTGGCGGCGTTCGAATCTACGTAGATTCCTTCCACAAACTGCTCGTATACCTTCTGCAGTCGTGTGAAAAAGCAACATGTGCAGGCGCTTGTTTGCTTTTGAGACGCTACTTACAAGAAGAAAAAATCCCTTACAAGCCATGCATATTCATGCATGACGAACTGGACTTCCAAGTACCCGAAGAGTTTGCTGAAAGAGCCGCTGAACTAGGCCAAAAAGCTTTCCAAGAAGGCCCTAAGCTGTTTGGAATCACAATCATGGATGGCGAAGGTAAAACCGGAGACAACTGGTATGAGGTACACTGAACATGTGTCAAGTCGTTCTCGTAAACATCAAAACTGAAGTAGAGTGGCAGCTGGCGTTCCAGGCCATTTGCCATGCTGACGCAGATAAGAAAGTAAAGCTCACATTTGGGACGCCTGAAGGCGACATCTCGCTCTCAGTACAAAGCAAGGCGCAACAAACAGTTATAAGGAAAATCAAATGAGTGAAATCATAGATGAAGGTTGCTCTTGCCACATCAACCCACCTTGCGAGTTCTGCGTACAAACTTACGAGTGCGTAATCTGCGCAGCGCGCGTTACGGCAGAGGAGGAGTTAGAGGGCGCAGTTGAAAGTGAACGTTGTAACAGATGCTACATGGGACTTCAACAAGATGCATGACTGCGTACATATCGTCGGAGAAGACGCTAACGACTATCGCCTTACTTGCTGCGACACTGATGTAGAGATGGCCACCCTGGAGGGGCGCTGCGTGACGACTAATGCAAAGGCCGAAGAGCTCGCCGCTTTTTTACAAACCAGCGTAGAGATTGCTCAAGAGCTTATTGAAGTATTGTGCAGGAGAACAGCATGTTAGTAATTTTAACCGACGGAGACGTCGTTGCCCATATGGCCTGTGAAAGAGCCTGGGGCGAGAAAGTGGAGTATTTCAGACTGCACGGGGTTGACATGGACCGGTTCAAAGGCGCAGCAAGCATCCCCGGCTACAGCCCAAGAGACGACGTCAAAACCTGGGGCAAGTGTGTAAACTTGTTTCACAGCATTCTCAAAGATTTGTCAGAGGCGCTTTTCAGCGACAACATGTTGATGGCAATGAAAGACGGAAAGAACTTCAGAGACCGAATATACCACGAGTATAAAAGAGATCGCGGTAAGTGGCGCATTCCGAATCCTTTTGTCCAGATGATCCGGGATTACGCTGTAAAAGAGGGGTTAGCGTTACATGCTGGCGACAAAGAAGCCGACGACTTACTTCGTATTTGGGCTGAAGAGTGTAGATTTTACGACATACCTTTCGTGGTCGCTTCCATTGACAAAGACCTAAAATGCATTCCCGGAAAACACTACAACCTCAAGAAGAAAGTGCTGGAAGAAGTCACTGACCTCTCGGCCATGCAGCTCTACTATTCACAGCTGCTGTCAGGCGACCCTACTGACCATATCCCCGGACTGCCTCGAATTGGCCCTGTCAAAGCTCTTAAGGCTATCGAACACTGCGACACACCTGAGCAGTGCCAGGAAGTTGTCTGCGGTATGTACTTTGAGGTCTATCATGGGGAGTGGGAAGATTACCTATTAGCGAATGGTAAACTAATTCATATACAGAAAAGTTGGAACGACTACTTCACGCTGAAAGAGTGGCCCTTTGTCATGGAGATGCGCTGATGCGGAAAACTGTGGTGGTCAACAAGAACTATCAGCCGTATGATGTCTACATCGGGCGCGGCTCCAAATGGGGTAATCCTTTCATAATCGGTAAAGACGGCTCCCGCGAAGACGTTGTTGAGAAGTTTAGAGCGTACTTCGCAGAACTCCGCAGGGGAACTAAAATAACAGATCGTGACATTGCTGATTTGTTGGGGCTTCGGTTGGGCTGCTTCTGTAAACCCCGACCTTGCCACGGTGACGTCATTGTGGAAGAATTAGAAAAAATTATCGAAAAAAGGAAAGCAGATGCGACTACCACAGCCCCCGCAAGGTTTTAAAGGCGCTCTACCGGACTTCAACAACGGCCACTGGCAGTTTCCCGCGCAAATGGGTAAAGGCTCCGGTTTCGTTTACGTGATTCGGGATAACTTTCTTAAGCGCTTTTATCTAGGTAAGAAGAGTTTTAAAACCAGGTCAGGGGTTGAGACGGGTTGGAGGAAATACACGTCGTCTTCCAATATCTTAAACGAAATGTTCGAGCATCGCCCGCGCGAAGAGTTTGAGTTCTTCTGTTTAGAAGAGTACAAAACCAAAGGAACTGTGGGCTACGCTGAAACTTGGTCGCTTTGTTTAGTTGAAGCGCCTACTACAGACATGTGGTACAACAAGCGAATTGAGAAAGTAACCTGGAAGGTGAAAGAAATGATAACTGACAGACATAAAGAGAGACTCAATAGAATTCTAAATATGGAGGCACCCAATGGCAACTAAATACCTGACCGCCCTCGCGGCCCTGGGCTCAGTTATTGGGTTCTTTTTCATAGTTGCGGGTAACCTAGTTATTGCGACAGAGCTTCTAAGGCTTATCCCAGATCAAGGCCTTCTGGGCCTCAAGTTAGTAGTTTTCGGGCTCACTAATATTCTTATCCTCAACGCAGTGAAGTAACCTCATGGGCAGGATAGTTGGAAAGAACCGTCCTTGTCTATCGTGCACGTCATCAGATGCGCTGCAAATTTACGAGGACGGAGGCGCTAAGTGTTTCTCTTGTGAAAAAGCATTTACAAAAGAGCAAGTTGTAAGCGGAAAGGTTGATGTTCCAAAACCGCCGCCACCCAGCCCTAAAAATTTCACAATGAAGCGGAGAAGTGCTGCAGAAATTTTAACCTACAAAATAAGAGGGTTTGAAGCAAGAGCTATAACTAAAGACATAACTACGTTTTACGGCGTTCGCATTTCGTACAACGAAGATGGAAACATTGATCACCACTACTATCCGTACGAGAGCGGAGAGAAGAATAAAATACGAAAACTTCCAAAAGAATTCAGTTGGGAGCCCAGCGGCTCAAAGATGCTCTTTGGGCAGGAACATTTTAACGGGGGCGGCAAAAGGCTGATCATCTGCGAGGGTGAGTGCGACACACTTGCCGTAGCCGAAGCGTCTTATCGGCGCTACAATAAGTTTTACCCTATTGTAGGTATCTCTTCGTCAGCCATGGCCGAGCACCTAGTCGAGCATCGCTCTTGGATCCGCTCTTTTAAAGAAGTCGTAATCTGTTTTGATGAAGACGACGCAGGCCACAAAGCTCAAAAAATAGCCGCAAAAATAGTTGGTTACGACAAGGCACTCATCACAAAACTACCCAAGAACGACGCAAACGAAGTGTTAGTGGACTTAGGCGAGAAAGCCCTGATGAGTTGCATTTTTGACTCTGCCTCCTACACACCTTCGGGGATAATCAAGAGAGATGCCATATGGGCAGCGATTGAAGCGGCAGACACAGTTGTTTCTATTCCCTATCCCCCTTGCTTAGCAGGCTTAAACTCGAAGATAAAGGGAATGCGCGGCGGCGAAATAGCGCTATTTATCTCCGGAACAGGCAGTGGCAAAAGTACTTTGATGCGTGAAATAATACTGCATACGCTAGAGACTTCTGAAGAGCGAGTAGGCATAGTGAGCTTAGAAGAGTCTCCCGGAGACACAGGAAAAGCGTTAGCAGGAATGCAGTTGCGTCGCAACAGAGCCATAGAAGAGATACCTTTGGCTGAATTGAAAGTGGGATTTGATCAAGTGTTTGCGGGTGATCGCTTAGAAGTACTAGATCACCAAGGCTCTGTCAGTGACGGCAGTGTGATGGACCGATTAGAGTACATGTGTCTAGTAGGCTGTAAGAAACTTTTCATAGACCACATAACAATATTAGTCTCAGAGGGCACAGACAACCTGCAAGGGAACGAGGCGCAAGACAAGATAATGAATGATCTCTTAAGATTAGTTAAGAAATATCCAGACGTGTGGATTGGTCTTGTGTCACACTTGCGGAAGACCCCAAACGACAAAAAATCATTCGAAGACGGAAGATTGCCTTCTCTAGATGATATAAAAGGCTGCCTTGCTAGAGACACGAAAATCTTGCTTTCGGACGGTACTTCTGAACTAGTCCAAAATTTAAAAGTCGGAAATTGCCTAATTGGTGACAACGGCCAGCCTAGGCAGATTTTAAAGTTAAAGCGCGGCTCGCAGCAAATGTACAGAGTGACAACAAAAACCTCAAATGATTCTTTCATTTGTAATGAAGACCATGTCTTGACAGTGTCGCGTAATGACAAATTATTTGATATTTCTGTAGAAGATTTCTTAAATAAAAGTGACAGTTTTCAACACAGATGTAAGCAACACTACAGCGAGGGTTATGATTTACCTCATCAAGAGCTTCTTATCCCACCTTACTCTTTAGGCGCTTGGCTTGGCGATGGCTCTAAATCCGCTTTCAGAATCATGGACGCAGCTCGCTTAGGTATTGTTGAAAGAGTGGCTAATGAGCTTGGCGTAGTCTTGAAAAGTCCAAAAGATGTCAACAAAGAATATTTCAACTTCATAACAGAAACAAAAGGAGAAATGCTTAACAAGTTGAAAGACCTCGCCTTGTTTAAAAATAAACATATCCCTTCAGCTTACCAATATGCCAGCAGAGCGCAGCGACTAGAGCTTCTTGCGGGCTTGCTTGATACAGATGGCTCTTACTCAACACGTGACAGTCATTTTTATTTCTACCAGAAAGAGCAAGAACTTGCAAAAACGGTGAAAAGCATTGCAAGATCTCTTGGCCTCTACAGTACCATGAGGTCTCAGATAATTTCAAGTGATTATTCTTCAAATGGCTCCGAGATATTTCAAGTCATGATCTCTGGGAATATTGATAAAATCCCTACGCAGAAGGTTAACAAAGTTGATAGACAGACCAATGCGTTAAAGAGAGGCATCACTGTTGAGGCGCTGGGTGTACAAGACTACTATGGTTTTGTGCTTGACGGCAATGGGCGCTTTCTTTTAGGCAACCACACCATCACCCATAACTCAGGCTCGACAAAACAGATTCCTTTTGATATTATTGCGTTTGCTCGACCGATGACTGCCGACAGCGTAGCGGAACAAAATTGCCTGAAAATGTCAGTTTTAAAAGCAAGAACAATGGGACTAACCGGTCGCGTCCCCGGTGCCCGATTTATTCCTGAAACGGGGCGATACATGGCTATTGATGAGGTTATAGAAAGTAACGTCACTAAAGTATCAAAGGATAGCAATGAAGAAGACTTCAAACAACTTGGAGGAAAAACCCTACCCTGGGATCAAGGAGATCCCGTTGAAATACTGTAAATGTGAAACTGTAGTGAGACTCCGCTCGCAGAATTTGAAGATCTGCGTTGACTGCGGTCAAGAGCGCCATTGGCCGTTAGACAGAGGTCAGCCCTCGCTGTTAATCAAAAACCTTAAAGGCTAAATTCATGCAGAATTCCGAAGATATCTTTGATGTTATTGAATATATCAACTCAACTTCTTCCACAAAACAAAAAGAAGAGCTCTTGGCGGCGATGCTGCCGCAGGACGAGTTTCGGCGCGTGCTCGTCGCTGCCCTGGACCCTCTGGTGACCTACGGCATCCTTCAAACGCCGCTCGTGGGGGCTGGCCAGGGGTGCTTCGACGAAGGCACCTGGAGGACGCTAGACGACCTCTCGACTCGCCGGCTGACAGGCCATGTGGCACATGAAGTTCTGGAGGCCGAATTCAGGGTGCTGAGAGCGTCCTCGCAAGAACTTCTCAAAAGGATCTTAAACAAAGACCTACGCGCCGGAATTGGAGCGGCTATCGTGAACAAGGCTGCCAAGAAGGCTCTCGGAAAGGGGATTATCCCGGCGTTTCCGTATATGCGTTGCTCTTTACCGAAGCACGTAAACCTTGGTGAGTGGCCTTGGGAGGAAGGCGTTGATAGTCAAGTCAAGATGGACGGCATGTTCGCTAATTTGAGCATTCCCAAGGACCCAGACCTTTTGCCGCAGCTGCACACTAGAGCGGGACAGAAATTCGACATGACCGGTCCCGCGTGGCAGGCATTGAGAAGAGAGCTACTATTCCTGAAAGACAGCATGCGTTACTCGGGGGAGCTGGGAATAATGCGTGGGGGCGTTCTGATGCGTAGGAAGGCCAGCAACGGCATTTTCAATAGTCTTCTGAAAGGCCGTGACGAATTGCCGGAAGGCTGCTCGATTACTTACACCCTTTGGGATGCGATCCCTCTCAGCGCTGCCGCCGAAGGTGTTCACGAAGACCCTCAAACTAGACGTAAGCAGACCCTTCAAAATCATCTCCTCTCCGTTAATCTGACCGTCGTTTCTTTCGTGGAGTATCGCACAGTCTTCTCTTACGAGGACGCGCAAGGGCACGCGGAGGAGGTTATGCAGCATGGCGGGGAAGGTACTGTCATTAAGCATCCTCGGGGGCTCTGGAAGAAAGGCACATCAAGACACGAAGTCAAGATCAAAGCAGAGCATGAAGCCGACCTGCGTATGATCGAGCTCACGCCTGGCACCGGCAAAAACGAAAAACTCTTTGGCTCCGTGAGATGCGGAACGGACGACGGCTTAGTGTACGTAGATGTGTCGGGCTTCACCGACAAGATGCGGGAAGACATTCACAGAAACTGGGACGCCATTTACGAAGGAAAAGTTATGGAAGTGACGTTCAACGAGCTGATCAACGCAAAGAACCGCGAAACGTTTTCTTTATTTCTGCCTAGATTCAGTGACTTCAGGTTTGACAAGGGCGACACCGACACACTCGACAGCATAAAAGCGATGGCATGATGCAATAAGAGAGGTAAAGAATGCAAACATATAAAACCGTTTCTGGCCATTTATGGAGTGTGTGCCTTGACGGCCATGTTCATATTGAGGCAAATAAGAGAGACCTCCGCTTAGACCCCTTAGACGTCATGGCGATGGACGCACTGCTAATCGAACTAAAGCCGCAACCTAAAGGAAGCTTAAATGCAGCCAAAAAGTAATACAGAGTTTGTAGAAGAATTGATGGAATTCAGCGACTACGGGGCAATGGCACAAGTGGCCGTAATTGAGGCGCTGCGCTTCTACACTAAAATGGTTGTAACCTCCCAACGCCCCGCAAAAGGGCCTCCAGGGCAAATGATTGATCAGCAGTTTTGGTGGGACACAAACGCGGACCTGCATCGACAAATTATGGAGCGTCTTCACCCTGAACAGCACAAAAAAATTCAGACAGAACTGGCCAAGCGCTGCGCTTATGAACCAGCAAGTAAGCTCGGACGAGAGTCGTTTCTTTTAGGCGAGTGGAAAAAATTCGAGAGTGATCTTTAAATACCACAGCCCCTTTTATAGGGGCTTTAAAATCAAAATGGAGAAAGATATGGCCAATGAAGATAAGCTTTATGCGGTAATATGGGTGACTCTCGCCGCTGTTATGATTGTGATTGTCAGCTCAATTCTGGCAGCAAACCTCAAAACAAAGGACGTGATGTTGCAGATGGTGACCGAAGGAGCAGACCCAATTGCGGCTATGTGCGCTATGGACGCAGAGATTGAGGGCCGACGCTACATTTGTTTACAGTATATCCAAGCGGTGCTCGCTAATGATTAAACTGATCGACGAACGAAACTGGACGTACTACCTTACCGCCGGCAGCGACGACACTCTCAAGTTAGGTCCGGCCCCTCTTGGGAGGATCAGCTACGCCATAGTGTCACACACCGGCGAAATTATGAAAGAGCCTGAAGACCTCGAGGAGTTTTTCGACACGGTCTTTCTGGGGCAAGGTAAAGACGGCTCTTACGCCCTATTTAAGGTCGACACCGGAGATGCAGTGTATTATCTTGCCGCCGATTCTCTTGAAAAGTTTTCGAGGGCGCGCTCAGAGCCAGCACGACAGGGGCTTGCTGTTGTTAGCGTAGTGGAACAAACTCTCAGCAAGTCTCGATACCGCTTCTGCGAACTTCTTGAAGATTACTTCGAAAAAAGGAACTCCGATGAAAAAGCTTGAGACAAGCACCAGAGTGAAAGCAATTCGCGAGGCAGCCTTTGTTAGCAGGTGCCACGCTAAAACGCTTTTCAGAGAATATTCGGTTGGCCACCATAGTTTTAACATGGCGGCATTAATCTCAATTCTGCATCCAAACCCTTCCCCCACGCTCTACCGGGCAGTTCTCTGGCACGACGTGCCGGAGCGTTGGACAGGAGACATTCCGACGCCTCTCA